TCTGGAGTGATGAACGAAGCAGCTTAGGCTCAAACAAGTGGGCCTTGTATAACTGCCTAACACATTGGGCAACACATACTGGCGAGCTTAAATCCCCTCACACTGCGCGTTACGAGCGTGAGGCTAAGATCGCTAGTGCAATGAAGACTAAGCAATGGGAGGAGATGGCTTGAGACACGGAGAAGTTTACAAAAAGAACAGTGCTTGGTGGTACACTAAGCAAACAGAGGGCAGTCCATTGCGACTGTCCACTAAGCATACAACTAAAGCCAAGGCTTTGGCTGTAGCTGAAGACGAACTTAACAATGATCGGATTGATAACCTTCATGTATGGAAGGGCAACGGATCATATGAATCTTGCATGGCAATATGCAAGCCAACCAAGGAGAACCAAGATGACTACACCTAGATTTACACGCCGTGACTTTGAGTTCATAGCAGATGAGGTTGCACCATTACTAGGATGGGCAACAGGTGTGCAGGAAATTGCACAGAAACTAAAGCAAACCAATCCGAAGTTTGATTATGATAAGTTTGTTGACCGAGCAACTAAGGCATGGGAGGCTAACTATCTAAACAGACAGGAGGCTATTGATGATGACATCCCATACTAAAGATATTTGCCCTCACTGTAATGGGGAGGGCATCATTACCTTTGAGGTAGCAAGGCCTCAAGGCTTTGGTCGTGACATCGGTGTGATAGATGTGATGACCGAGCCATGCTCAAGATGCAATGGTGATGGTGAGGTAGAGATTGACGAGATAGATTTTTAACTGCATATTCGCAGCATGAAATCATACTTAGAATATCTTAAGCACGAAGCGAAGGCACGAAACGTAAAGCTATTGAAAGCGTTTCGTGTCGCTGAAGTTCCAACATCAACTTACTATCGCACTATAGGGGAAGCAACTGAGCTACGGTTTTCTACCGCAAGCAAGGTTCTTGAAGCTATTCATGAGCAAGAGCGAAGACAAATCGCAGCTGAGAATACCAAACAACTACGAGCAAATGATCCAAATGTTAGTAGCCGCAAGGCACGAGCAGGGTTTAAGTCAAGACAGACTCGCTCATAAGGTAGGCTGCACTGAATCGCTGATTCACAAATGGGAACAGCACAAGAGAGTACCGTCTGGTTTCTTTCTTATGTGCTGGCTAGATGCGTTAGGCTACGACATTGAAGTCAAGAAAAGGTAAGGAATTTATAAACTGTATTGCTTGCGAAACTAGAACTGAATTGTTCGTAGCAATGCTAAAAACAAATGGCAAAGGATCAATGGAGAAACATTGGTTTGTTTGTCTTCATTGCTATGAGGAGGACAAATGGCAAACCATAACAAGAGCAAAGGAACTTACCACGAAAAGTGGTTCGTCACGTGGCTCAACAAAATCAAAGCGCCGCTCGAAGCGAAGAGGGTCCCCCTCTCGGGGAGCTTGGGAGGAGAGTATTCAGGGGACATCCACCTCTACCTCAACGGAAAAAAATTGGTGGGAGAAGTAAAGTACAGAGATAAGTCAGGCTTCCCCAGCCCATTCACAGTATTAGAAGGCAGAGACATTGCCTTTTATAAACGGCGTAGAGGAACGCCGCAAACACTGGTCATTATGACTGGTGAAAACTTTCAACAGCTATTGGAGAACAGCTATGAATCACACAGAGACACAGAATAAAAACATCCAAGCATGGCTTGAGCAAGGCAACAGCATAACAGGCATGGTTGCTTTAGAAAAGTTTGGCTGCTGGTCATTGCCTCGTCGCATCTGCGACCTCAAGGAAAAAGGCTTTGCAATTGATAGTCAGTTTATCAAGCTTGAAAATGGCAAGCGCATTAAAGAGTATTGGATGGCTCAATGAAAAAAGATTTAAAATCTATTGGCCGGTATGTAACCGGCGATGTCTGGTCTGCAAGCGTGACTCGCGGGTCACACGATGCATATAAAAAAGAATACCAAGCTAACGTTAGTTGGGTCGCTGACTCTCATCGCATTAATGCTGAACGCATTTGCAATGGCGAGCGTGTTGGCGAGTGTTGGTTGCGCGGTAGATTGAAGCAAGAGTTGCTGGACTTTGGTTTGCTAAGTCGTTCTGACTTCGACAAGTATGGTGATATTCCCGAGGTCGATCTTCCCGTTGTTACTTACGAAGAAGAATCTTCTTGATCTAGCTGCGTATATGCAGTATGTAAGTAGTTATAAACAAAACAATAATGGAGAACGCAATGGAACGAAAGGGTTTCATCGGAGGAAGTGACTGCGTAAAAATTATGCAGGGAAATTGGTTAGAGCTTTGGCAAATCAAAACTGATCGTGTTGAATCAGATGATCTGTCTCGCAACATTGCAGTTCAGCTTGGCAGCTGGACTGAAGACTTCAACCTTCAATGGTTTGAGCAAGAGCATGATTGCGTGTTGTCTAATCATCAGCATGAATACGAAGATATGATTGGGCCAGTGCCAGCCAAGGGTATGATCGATGCTAAGTGGGCAACGCGTATTGTTGAGGCCAAGCATACTAATCCATACAAAAATATGGATGATGTCATTGAATACTACATGCCGCAAATTCAAATGTATTGCCATCTAGCTAATGCTGATGGCGGTTACTTCTCAGTTATCTTTGGCAATAGCAGATGGGAATCAGCCTATGTCTCGTACAACAAAAGCTATTTCGATTCTATGTGGACAGTGGTGTCAGACTTCTGGGGTTACGTTGTACGCGATGAAGAGCCGGTTGGTGTGGATACGCCAGCAATCAACATCGACAAAGTTGAGGTGGACAACATGGTCAAGCGTGACGCCAGCAGAGACAACCAATTTATCGACGCATCGATTACCTATATCAACGGATACGAACACAACCGTGTCTTTGAGAACGCTAAGAAAGACCTCAAACAAATGGTCGGTGATAACGAACGAGAAGTTTACTGCGACCAACTCACAATCAAACGAGACAAGCGGGGATCACTCCGCATAACAAGGAGAACCTAACAATGACTAATAACCTCGACGTATGGGACAGGCTGGCCTCTTCAGACCCCAAGTATCTGAAGAAGGTCAGCTTCGGTAGCCGTTCATTCACTGCGATTGACCCGCAGTACCAAGTCAAAAAAATGACAAAAGAGTTTGGTGCAGTAGGCGAAGGCTGGGGATGGCACAACACAACAGAGATTGTACCTGTGAGCAACGGAGACAGCGCTGTACTAGCGCATGTAACTGTCTGGCATGGCACACCCTCTAATTCATTTGGCCCCTTCACAGGGTGCCGTAAGTTCTTTGATGCAGCTAAAGGTCGTATGGCTGAAGATGCACCAAAGATGGCTATCACTGATGGCCTGACTAAAGCACTGTCACATATCGGATGCGATGCTGATATCTTCTTAGGTAAAATGGATGGCAACAAGTACGATCAAGACAGTGGAAGCAAGAGCAGCAACGGTAGCTGGTAAGCTACACAACAAAAGGAGCCAGAAGCATGGCAGATTATGACCCAACAAATAACGGTGCAGCATTCCCACCATTCGATGACATGAAGATGATCTTACAAGGCAAGATCAATGTCGAAGGACGCGATGGTAAATACTGCGTTGTTCGCCGTGAATCTAAGAACGGCAAGGAGATCATGGAGATCTATGAAAAGGTGGGGGCTATGTTCCCCAATGACAACAGTAAAGAGTCAGCACCTAATTACACTGGAACCGTTTACAACACAGCGGATAAGCAAATGCCATACACCCAGCCAACATCAAACCGCAGGGTTGCAGCATGGCGGCGTATGAAGGATGGCAAGCCTTACCTGTCCTTTGTAATTAGTGAACCACAAAAAAGAGATGACCCCTTGCAAGGCGATGACATCCCGTTCTAGTATAGGGGTGTTCTCCAAGGGTACACCCTCACACTTACTGCCCTGTCAACTGCCCTGCTTATTTAATTATAGGCAGGGTTTTTTTTGGAGTAACAGATGACTGAATTAGAAAAGATGATGGCCGATGCAAAGGGCTGCAATGAAAGACTGAAAGAAATTAACGGGCTTTCAAGAAGAAAAAAGAAAGAGCCAAAAGAAACCGAACCACATAAAGGTTATGGCGAAGGCTGGCGCAACAAACCGCTAACCGATGATGAACTATCAGACATAAAATATTTTAGAAACAGAGGCTGGTGTGTTACATCTATAGCTATGTTTCTCGGCATCAGTAAAAGCACAGTGGAGAAATACAAATGATTAAAACAACATGGGTCGCAATCATGGTCTTCTCATCGCCATACGAATGCGCTGACCTTATAGAGAAGTATCCGCACAATCTATACGGGACAGTGCAATGCGTTATTCAGTATGAAGAGTCAAATGTTGTACGACCCAAACGCAAACCTCAACAGGAGGATGAGTGATGGAAGTAACGCCAGCGCATAAAGTAGAGCTAGACTTTCTTAAGCGCAGAGTTGATCGCCTGATTGATGAAGAGAACAGAACGGATTCACATCCAAATGTTAAGCAAGACTTATGGGCTGCACGTTCTGAGTTAAACCAGTTTGTAAACAAGCTAAGAGAAATGGGGTACAGCATATGACGCAAGACGAACTGCGTGAGGCAATGATTAAATCAGCCAAAGAAGGCAAGTCGCGCATTTTAAAACGCGATGGTCAAACTCAATTTTTAAAACAAAACCTAGCGCCAGATTACAATATGGGTGGCAGGGATAGTAAGCCAGAAACAAAAGAGATTATTAGGTTGGCATTACTAGGTAAAAGTAAAGACGCTATCTGCAAGCGAATGTCATTCTTAGGGTATAGTAGAACACAAACGCTTGCTGTACTTCATAGGCATGAAGATAAAATCGTGAGGCCAGCACCTTCAGTGACCGAAAACCGCGAGTTTAAGATTAAAATTAAATGCTGACCCCAGAGTTCTATACCATTAATTCAAAGTGAGGGCCATCAATAAATGGGCGTCTGTCTTGATTTCGCCGAAGATCAATGTAGTAGCTCATGGCATCCTCCATGCTTGACGAATAATGTTTAGTTACAGTTTTCCCATTATGTAATTCATATGTGTGAGATGCACCTTCCCAATCACCAAGGTTATCAATCTGCCAAGCAGCACCCCAACGCACACGGCAGCCAACAAGATTAGCAGCTTCACCCATAGCGTCAGCCAAATCATCATAGAGATTTAACTCCCAAGACCCACGGCCATTGATGTAAGCCATAAGATCAACAGCCAAACCATCCAAGTGCTTTGACTTCATGGTTTGTGATGCACCCTTAGCAACTAATTCTTTTTGCTGCTCAATTGTGCGAAGCCCTTGAATGACTCCGAAGTCTGTTTTCGTAAGTGTGATTGCGTATTTAACTACAGAAACTAAACGGTCATCGACCCCTTCAAGCCGATCAAGGCTGCGTCTGCTCAGTTTAAACTCACTCATTTCTTTAATCCCTTCATCGTTCTGATTCCAAAGCTAGCTGCAATAGAGGCATACATACCCCACTGCACCCAGAGTGGTGTAGTTTCTAAGTTAGCAAAGCCCTGTGCCATTACGTCTTGCATAGAAGGAATAAAGTTCATGCAAAGAATAGCTACAAAAACTATAGTCCATAGCTCATCCTTCCAAGAATCCTTTGAGGCTTCAATGGCTGACTGCTCCCAATCCATTTCACCAGTGGCTTGCTTGAGTTTGATCTCAGCATTAGCCTTCTGAACAGCAGCCTTACCGTCTAAGTAACTAGTAGCAAGCCCACCAACTGCACCTATAATCTGACCAATCATTTCTCATGCCCTACCCACACTGCGAAAGCACCTGTCAGAGCGCCTGTAACGGTAGCTGTGAGCGCTGTAGCCTGTGTGCTTACCACATCCTGCGGCAAAGACATAAACCATTCTATGACGCGGATATACATGATGGTCATAACCAGCATCATAACTCGTGGCATTATCTTCCAAGCCAATATCTTTTCCATAGCTATAGTCATCTGATACCTTTCAAAAATTCAGTGAAGAAATACAAAACAACAACACCACCAATAGATAAGGAGGCAGCAATACCCCAAGTAATATATTTAATTGTAGCTGCTATTTGCTTTTGCTTTTGCTCAGCTTCTTTCTTGCGCTGAACGCGCATCTTAGCCTCAAAAGCTAAGAAAGAATCCCATGTTCCGGGCTTGCCATACAATCTACAAATAGATTCTAGTTCTTTTCGCTGCTCTTGTATCTGCTGCAAAGCAATGAACTCATCAAAGTCATCGGCAGACTTGCCTAAAACTTTAGAAAACAATCCATCTTTCTTGCGATTGCCACGAGCTTTTAGATCTTCTTCTGCACCAACAAGATTTTTAAGGGGCGAAAGAAAATCACTAACCTCTTTGCCATTAGATACAAACTTCTTAATTGTACTATAAGCTGCGTTTGCTGCGGCAAGCTCGGCTAACATAACTTATCCCAGCATATTTATTCGCAAAAGCAACACTATGATAAAGCCAGATGTGCCAATCATAATAGCTTCTAAGCGTTTTACGCGGTTAAACAAATCTTTAAATTGAATATCCATTTCGGTTTTAATAGCCACAACTTCCTTCTCCAATCCATCAATGCGTTCATGCGCTGAGTGTACCGTTCTCTTATCCATATTCTTACCTATTATTTAGTGGGCCAAGTAACGCTGAAAGGAAAGCCAGCCTGACTTGGAATGTCACGCAGCGCTTGTCGATATGCTGTAATACTATCAGACATGGTGACATCAGATAAAGCCATCCAGTCAGTCTCTTGCAGCAACCCATCACGCTTTGATCTGACGTTAGCTTCTGCCACAGATTGCTCCATGTTTTGGACAGTGTGTTCTACTTCCCACTCGCTGCCATATAGAGGCTGGCCTACCTGATCTGTGTCTACTTCACCCGTGTCAGGATCTGTGCAGTCTTCCTCTGTCTTCATGCGGATGACTTCTCGCGTTGGTGTGCCAGCAACAAGTGTTTGCACCAGTGGATCATAGCTAGGTTTCTCAAGCTCAATCACCTCATAGACGCCGTAGCGGCGCAAGATCGTATTAGGTATCTGGCGTGGAAAAGATGTGTTTGGATTATCACGGCGAAATTGCCCAACGGTGTAAGGGAATTGGTCGGGCTGACCGTTTGTAA